TAAGATATTTAAAGAAATCGTCGTGTAAATATTGTGTAGTGTTTGTTTCAAAAGTAACATTTTTTAAATCCTTCATACGCGGGTGTTCAAACAATTCAATATACATTCGCTGCCAAGCAAGTAAAGGTTCGCCACCTGTTAAAATCAAATGGACATCCTGTCCATTATCCATTGTCCACTTACCTTCTGGAGTAAGCGACAGAATGTGTTCTACTACTTCATCAATAGTAGCATCATGTACCAAGTGTTTAAACTCGGGATAGATACTTGCATATGTATCACAGCCTGTATGGATAATAGGCAAGTCTTCAAACTTTTCAACACGATCTAATATACCGCCGTCCAGCAAGTCTTTTACTTCTTGATTGTATCTTTGTCCGTTTGCAAGTTTTTCTGCACGACTAGGCTCATCACGACCAAGTCCAAAGTTCATGCAACGGAAGTTACAACCAAAGGTACGCAGGAATACACTAGGTACTCCTACAAACTTACCTTCGCCTTGTACGCTGTAAAACGCTTCGCTATATCTTAGTTTCATTTTGCTTCTCCTACCGATCGTTTCCAATCACGTAATAAACTAGCAAGAACAGTTGACCAATGTTTATGTGCCCAAGAGTTTGGCGTTGTATTTTTAACAATACGATTTACATTATCAATTCGTTTACTTTTAATGTCTAAAATATTCATCATCGTGCAAACTCCTGTTGCAATTTAATATTGTCAAAGAACTCTTTCTTTGTACCTGGATCAGTTTTAAATGCACCTTTAAGTACAGTAGTTTGTGTTAGACTACTATGTGCCATAATGCCGCGATTCTCGCAGCAACCATGTGTAGCTTGAATATAAACACCTACATCTGCTGCACCTGTTGCTGACATAATCTCACGTGCAATGTCGTTACATAGTTCTTCTTGCAATGTACCACGTCTAGCACACCATTGTGCAATGCGTGTATACTTGCTAAGACCAATCAGTTTATCTGCTGCAATAATACCAATATATGCTACACCTGTTACTGGTTGGTGATGATGCGAACAAACACTTTTAAGTTCGCTACGCACGACCAGCATGCCTTCATACCCATCATCTACATGATTAGGAAATGCTGTTGCATTGGGCATTGGATAGTATCGTCCTGACATTAGTTCTTTAACATACATTTTTGCAAGTCTACGTCCAGTATCCATACTATTAGGATCTGTTTTACGATCGATTACAAGACTATCTAGCACGTCATCAAACTTTTTAGCAAGTTCGTTGATAAGTTCTGGTAGTTCATTTTCTTCAATGTATTGCGAAATATTATCGCCTGCCCAATAACGACCTTTAGCCGCTTCGATGCGTTGTTTAATTTTTTTACTTGTCTTCATTATCTTCTCCGAGTTATAGACGAGGATGTCATCTTATTGTTTATAGTAACATTATTTAGATTATTTGTCAACGGGTTAATTATTTTTATTTCTATATCTTACTATTTCTATGTTATTAAATAGTTCGGAATATTTCTCTGCTTCTTTTCTAGTTTTAAATAACTTAGGTACTACTTCAAACATAGTACCTCCAGCTTCGGTTAGATAAATCCAATCAGTTTTGTCAAGAAATACTTTGATTGCATATTTATTTCTCACTTAGTATTCTCCAAGTTTCTTTTTTATTGTGTTGTTCGACAAACTCTTCTTCGCCTGCGTAAGTACTACAGTTTCTAAGTTTGTTTTCTACAAACCAAAGTATTTGATAAAGGTCTTGTTTACAACCCCAAGTGACAAATCCGTCCATGTGTTTATCTGATTCAGCCCAAGCAATTTTACTTATATGATTCGTAATATCAGTAACGGACCAATCTTTAATCATCAATCCATTCCGTAATTTTAATAACAGCGTGTAATTTACGTTTTGCTTCTACTTTAGTTTTAGCTGGTACCCAAGCCGTGCCTGCGCCTCTATTCAACTCAATAGCAAAATCGTCATCCTTAGTTTTGTTTACACTAACGACTTGTGGACAAATAAACTTCAGTGTCCACATCTTTTCTTTTGGTTCAAATTTTATAACATTGCTCATTACTCTGCCTCATATGGATATACAAGCCAAATGTTTTCTTCTGATTTGTTTACTTCGTCGTAGTAATAGTTTACATCATTAAACTTACTACCTAAATTTTCTGTCATTACAGCAAAGCGTACATTGTTACCCCAAACTGTATTCCAATTATCTTCATCAGGCAAACAACTGCCCGACCAATCTTTTTTAATCCATTTAAATGTCGCACCGGTATCATTTATGTCATCTACAATGAGAATGTTCTTACGTTGTTTAATATCCCAACGTGCGCCAGTGACACCAGATTTTTCTGGATAGTTATATCCAAACGCATCTTCACTCATCCAGCAATTACTTTCGCAAACCTCGCCATCTTCGGCATCTCGTAGTTTAACTTTAAGTGTTTCCATTCTACACCCAATTTTATGACTAAGAACGGTTGCCAACGGCAACCCACCTCGTGTAATACCTACAATGTAATCCGGTTGCCATCCGTCTTTATACATTTGTATAATAATCTTATTAGCAGCAAGTTCTAGATCATTCCAGCTATAGTATTTCTTTTTCATTTTCCGTCCTTTGCACCTTTCTCTGCCTTAGTAAGTTTGTTATTCCACGTGTAGTTACTAATGCCTAATTCATTTGCCATGGGTTTAGTTTTACCTACAGTAACAGCATTGCCTTTTGCTAGAAACTCTGCAATTAAATCTGCGTCGGCATTCTTTTTAGGTTGATGATTCATAGCCATTAGTTAGATTCCTTTTTTTGGTTCCCGACCCAGTCTTGGTGAACCAGTTTATACATTGTTTTAAAATTTTCATACGCTTTTTCTAATGCTGGATACTCTTTACACATGTCTTCTATTTTAGCAACTTCGGGCATAGTATCTTCAAATTCTACATAACTACTATCTAATGTAATGCCGTCTATACTAAAAACAGCATTATTAGCATCTGACCAATTAACTGAATCAATCGTCGTCGTATTGTAAGCATCAAGGGTTATTGTAACAGTGTCTTCGCTAACTCCGTAGTATGTTTCTTTATCCATTTCTTCCTATTTCCAATTTGTATTGATCTAAACACATGTCTTCGATAGTTTTTTCTAATTTAATAAAATCACTAAGATTATCAACTACACTTGCAACTGCATCACCTTGTCTACGTGGTGCTAGTACTCTGTTAAGTTTTACTCCAGTAACTTTTTCCATTGTATCGAGCACTTCTAAAACAGTCCATCCTTTGTTAGATCCAAGACACTCATACGGAGTATTTGCTGGTCCTGCTTCTACAGCTTTAGTAATTGCTTTAGCTAGGTCAACTACATGAACGTAATCACGTATGCAAGTTCCATCTCTAGTATCGTAGTCGTCACCAAATATTTCTATATTAGGACGTTTACCGGACGCTGCCATAGCTGCAACACGAATAAGATGCGAAGGCGCACCCAGTTGACGATGAATTCCATCGGTGCCTGATACATTAAAAAATCTAAAAATAGTGTAACCATCTGCTTTTTCTTTGATTACATCTTCTGCTCCGACCTTACTGCGAGCATACGGTGACTTCATTTCCCAAGCACTGCTTGTACTAGCAAACAATACATGCGGTGTTTTTACATGATTAATTAAATTAGCAGTACCCATGGTATTAACACGATAGTATTCTGTAGGAATTTTCATACTAACTGGAACAATACTACGTCCTGCTAAATGCACAACAGCATCGTATTCACCAAAATTATAATCTATTTCGGTTACATCTGTTTTAAAAAATTCATCGCAATATGCACTTATGTCATTGTATTCGCCATGTAGATTAATATCCATAGCGGATACATAATGCCCGTGTTCTTTAAGTAATCTGCAAACATGACTTCCTACATAGCCGGTTGCTCCTGTGACTAATACTTTCATTCGAATAAAAATCCTGTGTTTAACGTTCTGCCAAGCAATTGGGTCTTAGTCATTCTAACTTGAATCATTCCTTTTCCTTTATTTGCCATAACAAACGGATAAGAACGATCGCCGTTTAACCATTCTCTGTGTTTAGGAGGTTCTTTAGCTTCACTAATTTCAGCAGCCGCAAGCTTCAAGTACGTGCTAACGTCATCTTTTACAAACTTTGTATTATTGTTAATAAAATCTACTGATTTTACTATGCCACGGTTTTTGCACCATTGAATGTATATTAAGTTAGTTGTTAACTTATTAAAACAGACTTTTCCACTAGAAGTTACTATAGCGTTTTTTGAGTATGCTCCGATTGTTAAAAAAGCATTGCTATTTATTTCTTGGGTTTTTACCTCCCATGGATTGGAGTCGCCATTGAATCCGCTAGGTAAATCAACACCTTCGCCGTTGTTGAAGTCTAATTTGCTATACTTTTCAAATTCTCTTTCAGCCCAAAAACCTATTGCTCCGTGTATTGGATTTTCTTTTCTAGTAAAATCTACAATAACATCATCTGGTATTTTTAGATTTATAAAGTGAGTCTTGATATCATCCTTAGTCCACATAATCAATACTTTCTCTTTGCTACTTCATCTCTGTAGCGATTGCTATTACGGTTCCATTGTTCACCGTTACCTTGCATAATGTCAATGTAACGATCGATAGTACCATTAGTCCAATCCGAAATCTTTCCAACATATGGATGACGATGTTCTAACAATGCTTTCAACTTGTTTGTAGCATCTTCTATACTCCACGGAATATACAAGCGTGTATGATCGTTTACAAAAATTTCTGGAAAACTACGATATGCTGGAAACAATGCATTAGCACCTAGTGCATCTGCTTCACTTACAGTATTACTAGTCCAATCCTGTAATGCACAATTAAACAGTACACGGCTATCATTTAAAATGTTATAATAATCGTTCTTCTTTTGATCTTCGTAGATCTTTAATACACCTTTTGCTTCTAAAGCTCTAGCACGTTCGATGTATTTAGGATTGTTTGAACGCAACGGTCCGCCTTGAACAATAGCAAACTCCACTGTCTTATCAGAATATTGCTCTGCTAAATCCATGTAAAAGCCCGGTTGTTTTTCTTGATCCCAACGAGCAGCAAACACTACACGTTTAGCACGTTGGTCGAACGGTTTAATAACACCTACACGTTCTTGTACTTCTTCTTTATCAAAAGCAAGTCCACTGACGTTATAAATAGGCGCAGTCCAGTTTGCAATCTTCATGTTAGCAACCATTTCTTCATTACTTGCTAATACACCAGTAACAAACTCGTTGCACATTTCTTCATATAAACTCATCCATTTACTCATGCCCCAAACATGTACAAAGTCATCTGGGTCAATAGCTTGTGCTAGACAACGAATCCAAACTTTAGGACGTTGCTCTGCTGGAATCTGATCCATAATATACGGAAGTGATTCCATTCCAGGTTGAAACATATCTTCAAAGAATACAACGTCTTCGCCTGTAACTTCACCTTCACGCATCATTTGCACAAGGTTCATCATCTGACTCATTGCAAAATAACTGCGCCCGTGTGCATCAAGCACTTGTCCTACACTGATTGCTTTAGTGTTGTCGATAGTTTTTCCAGGTACATTTACCCAAGAAATATCTCGACGTGCAAAAGCACGACGAGACCATTCCTCTAATTGTAGTGTGTACCTGCCTTCATAGGGTTCTAGCCCCATGTAAAACAGTTTACGCATTACGGTTATTCCTTACACCACCTCGAGCTTTTGCTCTCAGCCAATTGCGATACTTTGTATAAGCCTGCCATGCTCTAGCATCTGATTTGTAAAGATCGGCTTCATTGAAGACTTGACCTTCAAAACGACAATAATTGTAAAACTCTTCAAGGTCGTTAAAGATTTTATTAACCACTGTATTGGTAATAGCCATTATTTTTAGTCCTTATTTGGAATGTTAGGGTAAATTGTTTGAGAGCCATTTTCGCCATCTTCGGCGACATCAATAATAACAAATCGGCCTGGGTATTTGTTATTAATCTGTGTATACAAATCATCTGAAATCATTTCACACGATTTGTAATCTAGTTGAAGAATATCTCCTTTGTAGAGATTTTCTAGCCAACGTTTAAATTGAATAAATTCAAGGTCGCGATCGTCGTGGAATACTTCGATCTGAACTTTAAAATGGAAAATATGTCGATGCGGATATCCTAGGAAACTTACATCGTACTCGTCACCAGTAGCTAGTTTAGGATCAGTTAGTGCTGCTGGATACTTATGGATACCTTCTTTACGGAATGTAACCCAGATACTGCGTTTTGCGTTTGTCAATTTAGCATTTTCCTCTTTGCTTCTTCTTAACATGTAATCATAATACGATTCTTCTGTCATAATGTCAACCTATAATTTCGTCTGTGGTATATTTAGACCAATCTGTAAAAGAGTCTCTTGTTTTTAAATCATGTATCTTATGTACCCAAACACCGGGATTACTAGCATCAAAATCTTTATCGTCGATCTTTAAGCAAGCATTATATCCAAGTTGATCGATGTACGGAATTTTAGCCGAAATCATTGGAATAAAACGATTTTGTTCAGTTAACCCTGTTTCGAGTAATCCTTCGACACGGTCGATTGGCACATCTAGTGTAACCCAGAACCCATCACTAAGCAATGGAAATGCCATATCTTCCCAAGGTTGCCATTGCTCCTGTGAATCGTGTGTAACATCAAAACTCATATTAGCAGCCAAATAGATATGCTTACATCCGTTTTTCTTTGCCATATCTTTTATTTCGTCTGAAGTTTTAATACCAACTACAAACAATGTTTTCTTACCATACTGCGGAGTATGTTCAACTTCTGTACCAACAAAGTATTGTACATCTTCTTTAGTTCCGCTATCATATTCACGTTTCATGCTTTTCTCACCTGATATATTTCATTCCAAATAGTCCAACGTTTTTTAACATATTCGTTAACTTGTTCTTTACTATAGTTGTTTTTTTGCATACTGTCAATAATTTTGTCGAGATCTTCTAACGCTATACTTAGTGCGTCTAAACGTAATTCTTTTTCATGTGTGTCCATTTATTCTAGTCTCCATAGTTTCGAGCTGTGTTTCAATTCTATGTATTTCATCCTTAAGCCAAAGTTTTTCTGTTTTAAGTTTACGCATTTGAATATCGTAGTTACGATTTTGTAATAGGTCCTCGACTTCGCTATCTAATAATCTGTGTTTTCTTTTCAGTTCTTCAAGGTGTGCCCTAAGGCTATCATTAGACATTTACTTCTCCTCAAATAATTCGTTGAACTTTGTACTGGCGTTTACAGTTTTCTTACCAATGTTAAGTCTAGTACCAATAACTTGCATCCAAAAACGATCATGTTGTTCAATTAAGTCTAAACTTTTTTGTCTATCTTTTAAACTAAAGATTTCGTCAACTACTTCTTTAAACTTAACACCCCACTTATCGTCAATAAGCATATACGGAAACTTACCGGCATCATATTCTCTGTTGGCACGTTGTGTACTTTCAATGTGCATCCAGACATTATGCCCCATTTGTAGCGCATAACTAAAACTATCCCAACTAGTGGAATCTTTTTTGCGAATGATAGTATTACCAGATTCGTCTAAAATAGGATTGCCATGTTTATCCATATCAATATCGCCTGCTTTAATTTTAGGAGATCCAACCTTGTTTTTATCGCCTTCGTTATAGATACAAATGTCATTCATATTGCAGTGTACGCTCATTGGCGAGTCTTCAAACGCATCTAAAATACGATCTGTAATAACAGCATCTCTAAACTTGCGTGTATCTGTAGCATATTTTAAAGAATCTGCTCCAGGACTCATCATGTAACTCCATTTGCCACGATCTTCAATACGAATACTATGATAAATTTGTCCATTAGCTGTAGCAAGGAACGGCGATGCACAATCGTAAGTGATCATAAAGTTGGGATTATGATACTTGCGAACAGCACGTTGGATGTCAGTAAGCAGTACAGCCCACTCTAGTTTACTAGTACCAAGGAAGTGCATTACATCATGTAACCCTTCTTCTAGCAATCCATCGTGGATCATGTGTACAAGTCTACGCAGAATCAAATGTACATCACACATGTTCTGTCCGCCCATTGCCCATCCATTAAAGTGGGTGTCTGGATACTTAGCTGGATCACAATAGTCTTTAAATTCTTCATACCAACTGTCTGCGTCACCATGATTGCTACCTTGTAGAACATTTAGTACTTTAAAGTTGCCACGGCGGTTAGCCATATAATAACGAGCATTAATATGTGTAGCATCTACAGCATCTTGATAGCTGTGAATGTTTGCTGCGTTTGCTGCTTTAGGATCTTGGAATGTCCAAGTTGGAATATCCAACATCATTCCGTAATCCATATATTCTTCCATCCAGTTAACAACTAGTTCACGCTTTTTAGCAGCATGTGGACAGTTTGGATCAGTCCAATCACCTGGCCAAAGACCTTTAGCAATCTGAAACCCACCCGAGTCGCCTAGCAACCATGAATTATCTCTATCACGGTTACGAAGCATATCTTCTTTTTCACTATGCTTGTTTACATCTAGCTCTGCATGTCCAGCTGAATAGAGTGCCCACTTATAGTGGAACACTCCTTCTTTAGCGTTGAGGAAGTTCATTGCTTCTACAGTGCCAATGCCTGCCGGAACCCTTGCTGGATCAACATACTCGCTGTAGCGTTGCTTCCCAATAAAAGTAGCATAGAAGCCACTAATACTAGGTAAGAAAAATGCATAGTCGTTTTGTGATTCAGTTAGGTTAGTATTCATTATTTTTGTTGCGCCGGAAGGATATAATCGTATTTTGCCATGCCGCTGTCTACACTGATCTTCATAGCACCTTGATCTGTAATACTTACAGTTTTATCACCATCCAAGTTTAGAATAGCAAGTGTTTGTGCTACAGGCCATGCCCATGTGTGAGTAAGTTTACCAGTAATTCCGTGTTGGAAAGTAAACTTACCAGCGTGTGTATTCAAGTCGCCAAAGTAAAAGTTAAGATCGCCGTCCTCTGTTTTGACTTGGAAAACAGTTTCTTCACTATGAGCACCCGCCATAAGTTTCATGCGCTGAATTGCCGCCATACTTGGCGTAATTTCTACATCCCAGCTGTTGCCTTTAAATTTAACTGATTTAAGTTTTTCTTCAATGATTGCTTTGTTCATAAAGCGATAATCATTCTGGAAGTCGCCGCCTTCATTTTCAAAGTGAATATGCGTTGGAATAGTTTCGCCATTGCGTTCTGCTTGGATAACGTCAATTTTAGCATTTTCACGATACTCTGGATTTTTTAAGTGATAGGCAAGTTTACCCAAGTCTGGCATACCAAATACACCAACAAATGCTCCAACTGGGGTATTTGTAGTTGCTGTCATAATAATACTACGATCATCTGCCATTGAGTCAATTGTAGTTGCTTCTTCTGCTGTAACTTTAAGTGTAGTAATAAAGCCTAACGAATGTGTGTGGCTTACGATGTCTTGTAGAATGTCTTTCATGTATTTCTCCATATTGCTGTGTTTAGTATATGATATAGGTTATTGTTTGTCAAGTGTTATTTCTTATATTTTTATTTGAGTTAACTGCTGCTTCTAATGTATTTAGATTAATATTATTATTTGCTGCCATCTTTAACAATGCTGCTGTATCTTTAGGAAAACAGTATCCTCCCCATCCTCTTGAGTGTGGTTCAATAAATGTGTGACTTTCACCAATACGTTTATCAACCGATACACCGTATCTAACCGTATCGTAATTAAGTCCCATTTGCTCGCAAAAAATAAATATCTCATTAAAAAAGCTGCATTTTGTAGCAAGAAAGCTATTTCTAAAATATTTTATAGCAATTGCATCTTCTGGGTTACAAATAGATATTTTAATATCAGGAAATGCAATACTGTATACATCACGCCAATAATCAGTATTACCGCCAGCAATGAACGAATGAGTAGTATTAAGCACATCTTCTTCTGCAGTAGCAGCTCTTAAAAATTCTGGACTAAAAGTAATTGCATGTTCTGGAAATCTTGATTCTAGTTCTTTCCATCCATCTAAACTAATTGTACTTTTTATCATTACTGGTACATGTAATGGCGTGTCTGCTATTACATCGTATACATGCCCCATATAGCAACTGCCATCATCGTCTTGCGGTGTCGGAACACACACAATTAATCCGTTTAACGGACTAATATCTTTTATTTTTGTGTCATTAAATTTTGGGTCAACTGCAATTACATCGGTACTGCGCTTTAATGTATTATAATATGCTTTTCCAACAAACCCAAATCCTGCTATAATTATCATGCTGTTATCTTTGCCTCCTGTAAATATGCTAATCTCTCATATGTGTCTTGCCATCCTTTGACTTGATAGCTGTGTTTAATCAACTTAGCAAGTGGCTCGTCATTACCTCCTGGTAATGTTTTATCACCAAAGAAATAAAGACGATCTTCTTTTAAATTAAAATCGTTTATAATCTGACCTTTATCATATCCTGTTGGATAAATGTCAATGCCTGTATCACCACCAATCTTAGCAGTAACATCCTCAAATATCATGTTAATTTGTAATGCTATACTTTCACGTTCTCTGTATACTTCGTCGTGTGCAACATACAGTTGACGTTCTTTCATAGTAGCATTACGTCCTACAATACTGAAGTTTACTGTACCCGGACGTTCTTCTAAGTGTAGTCCAGTACGCAACGGAAATTTACTCACATGTAACCAGCTTTCACATAGTTTGCGTAGCTCGTCTAGCATAGTCCAATTATTACGTTTAATATTTTCACCATGTGACCACACATCGTTGCCTGAACAGTTATATACAGCCTTAACTCGATGTACAATACGTTCACCAAGTTGTTCTACTGTTTTAGGATAATCACTACCTGTAACAAGATATACTTCATTGTCACAACAAAATTGATAAAACCATTCTTCAAACTTAGCATCAATGCGTTGTCTACTTGGTGTAAGTGTTCCGTCTACGTCAAATATAAATTTATTCATTTATTGGCCTCTGCTACTCGCTTACGTAGATCACTGCTACTGAATCTATGATCACGTTTATTAAAATGCAATTCGATGCCGCGTTTACGGCATACATCTTTACCTGAGAACTCTTTTTCTCTATATTCTTCTCCTAGAAATCTCACATCAATATGGAATAACTCCAATATATCAATAAGATCTTGTTCGGTTTCGTAAGGTACAATTTCATCAATAAACTTTACAGCATTGAGTTGAGCATATCTTTCAACTAATGTTTGTACAGGTTTATTTTTAGTGTCCGGTCTATTAATTGTAGGGTCAGTTTGTAACCCTACAATAAGATATTCGCAGTGTTCCTTTGCTTCACGTAGCATACCAATGTGCCCAGGATGTAATAAATCAAATGTACTAAATGTAATTCCTACTTTCAATTTGATACTGCTCCTATAAACATACCCATTGTTAGCAACGCACCACTGATAATAAGTTTATCACCTGTAGTTGTGTTATCTTGTATGTTAGCACATCCAGTTAATAATATTAATATTAATAATATACGCATATCATCCCCAATCAAATAAGTTATTAAATGTTGTTTTTTGTTTAGTACTTTCGATATCGTAGTCTAGCACGCCAATGAGATTGTCTAGTTTGTTATCAATAATAACTTCTTCCATTGAATCGTCATCAAACGGCAGTTCTTTAAACCATTCTGGAATACGAAGCTCGTCTGTTGGATAAGCAACACTAGTATATCCTAGTGGATTGGCTTTTAGTTTGCAAACAATAACTTTCATACCGTCAACAATCTCCTGCGAGTACTTGTCGCCGTTCATACGCTTGAGTGTATTCCAGTTAAGACTTGCTCTAACGTGTCCGGGCATGTTAGCTTTTCCAGCTTTCTCTTCTAAGCGACGATAGTGTCCGACTTTGTTTGCACGTTTTGGCGAGCCTTTTTCAAATCCAGGACGTTCTTTAAACAACTTACGGAACTCACTGATAGCATCGAGTATTTCTTTTTCAGGCTTTTTCTGAAGAACCATATCCAACAAGTCTTTCAAAAAGTTTTGCATGAATACCGGAGTATCACTACGTTTCAAGTCTAAGCCCATTGCTTTAACTTTACCCGGTTTGCCATCTATATCTGTTCTAAACCCTTCGATGTCTGTAACCAATGCAGCATAACGTTTCTTAGTAATAAACAATCCAGTTTCTGCAACAATTTCACGACCAGCGGCAATAACATCACTACGACTTTTTGGACAATGAAATGCCCTCATCATAAAATCTGGAAATGTAGTATTTGCTTTATCGGCAATTTGATCATACAACTGAATAGCATTTTCTTTTGACCACGGAACTTTACCTGCTGCAACATCATCTTTAAGCATCGGCCACGCACTAAAATAAACACTGTCTGTATCACCGTAGATAACTGCTTTACCTACATGATCATATTCGCCTGTAATAATATTATTAACTTCGGCACTCATGTGTTTAACAATTTGTCTACCGCTTAACGTAGTTGATTGACCAATACGTTTATCAAAGAATCTACATCCAGGATTAAGAATAGCACCATATAAACTGTTCAAGTTAATCTTTTTAACTAACTGACGTTTATCCCAATATTCAATCTCTGCTGAATTTTTTGCATCCTTTGCCTTCTTCAACATTTTTTGCAAGTCTTTACGTTCGCTATACCAACGCTTTAGCAATCCTGGAATAACAGCTTCAAACTCATGTGTAAAGATTGTCCCATTAGCACTAAGCATCCATGGATTATGACTATCAAAAATAAGTTTATATATTTCAGCAGCACTTAAAGCATGACTTTCGCCGTTTTCAAAATCTAATTTAAGCATTACATCTTTACGTTGATCTATAACAGCTTCGTATTCGAGTGTACCAAAACGTCCTTCCCAAGCCCCAGCAAAACTTTTCTTTTTAAGAACTGTTTCTTCATGTAGCATTGCTTCAGTTAAATCTTGTCGTAGTTGTCCTACAATACTCTCTGGTGCCATATTCATGCTTCGAATAACACTTGGATACAGACTGTTCAAATCCATTGATCCAATCCATTCATGAACACCTTTTTTAGGAAACGCAACATACGCACCTGCGGCTGCTGTGTTGCCTTCGTGGTTTTTTCGATTAGGAACTTGGAAGCCACGTCTATGTGCTTCGTTAATAATAGCTTGTTCAGTAAGAGCAACTGCGCCTGCTGTTGTTTGTAGTAGCACAGTATTTTCATGAGCAAGCACATTAGCAAGATCGATAAACTTTAGCTTCTTATCCAGCTTGTCAAGCAACGCAACGTCTTGTCTATTGTATTCAATAAACGTTTCAAAGTCGTTGTTGTACAACTGGTCTAGTGTACCTTCGTAAACTGTTTTGTTCTCACCAATTTCCATTTCGCCAATGGCATCAAGTCGATAACTGTGACGTTCTTCGTAAGTATATTTGCGATACAGGTTAAGATAGTCCATATGTACTCTTCCGATAGTATCATATGTTTCACTCATTTTGCCATATTTTTCATATTCACGCTTCTTAGGCAACTGACCCCACAAGCAGAAACGTCTTGTGTCGTCATTACTCAGTACACGTTTAATACGATTAACTGTATACGGAACGTCATATCCTTCGCTGTTCCATCCACTGTGAATATCAGCATCTTCAATTAAGTCTAAAAACATTTGAAGCATGGCACGTTCGCCATTGCCTTCTTTATCATTAGGAAATAGAATACAGTTCTCGCCCCACCTCTTATCACACATGGCTTGTGCTTGTTCAAACGGTAATCCTTTGGGAGGAACAGCAAGTGTAATAAGCAACTCTAGCCACTGTAAGTGTACAGTAATAGCAGTAATGGGCATAAATGGATCGTCTGTCGGAGCAAATCCACGCTCTGGATCGTAGTCCGTCTCGATATCCCAAAATGCTACGTTTAGTTTTGGAGCATCTTGGTTAATATAGTTCTCACTCAAACATTGAAAGATTGGATTAATGTCTGATTCAAACATAGTCTTGCCTTTGTTGATAGCAAGTTCTTTTCTAAAGTCTTTTGTATTTTTACAAACAATACGACTTAGCGGATCTCCAAAGACACTTTTGTATTTGCCTTTTTGATCTTCATAATAAAATGTATATTTTGCTTGATAGTCTTGGAAATATCGTTTTCCGTCTTTACGTTCTACAACACGTATAGTGTCAGCATCTCGGTCAAAATAACCGTCTACATATGGCATTTAGTTCTCCTTGCAGCTTGTGGCCTGCATACCTTAAACCTGTTCTTAAAGTGAACGACTCTGCTTTTATTTACTATTTTTAAGAATATAAAGTGTAACTTTAGAATCATCGACTACTAATACTTCGTATGGATATTTTCTATGTATAGACTGTTTTCCTATTGGATTAATACATACCATTTTAGGTGTAACATGGTGTATTGTACCTACACCTAATTGGTTATGTGTTGGGTACACTACACTACAGTTATTAGTAATAGTATTACCTAACAGATCTTTATGCATCAGTATCGTAGCCTACTGTAACTACAAGAGTTTCTAAGTCGTCAAACTCTTCTTGTACACGACTCCAGTCACGTTTTTGTGCAATTTTAATTGCTTTATTAATAAGGCTTGGTTTAATGTTTAGTTCATCTGCTACTGCTTTGATGGTATCTTTTAATCCGCCTTGTAAATCTTCAACTTCTTGCAATACACTTACTGCTTCTTTAACAAGACGTTCAAGTTTTGCTTTTTCTTCTGTTCCATAGACACGGTCGCTCATATAGTACTCCTTTTTTTATAATATACATTATATTTTAGTAGTTGTCAATGATTTATTTAACAAAAGCACCTATGCGACCGTGCATATCCGGATATTCTCGATACGTGTATCCTTCAGGAGGAACAGTTGATTCGCCTTTCCATACAGGTATAAAGTGTATTATACCGCCGTCAAAGTCTTCATTGTGTCGTAGATGTACTTCAATAAGTTTACCATGTATAAACTCGCAGTTGATCCACTCGTGTCTGGTAGCAAGATCGCTTAATATACTAGGCAGTTTAATACGATCGGCAACACGAACCCAATGTGTCCATTTAGTAAATGTAGTTGACGGTTTTGTGCCTTTAACTGCTAACACTTGTTTACCCTGATAATAATCTATACTAAGATGTCTACCTTCAAACCATTCGCACCAAAAGTGACCGTAGGGTAAATCGCAAGTGTCTTTTTCAAGCCACATCTTTGTTGCACCCAATCCTAGTCCCAGCATATTGACACAAGGTCGAACAATATAAAAGCCCGGATGCGGAACATCAAGTCCGACCGGGCCACTATTATAAAACATTTTACGAGCTAGTATAAGTTTGTCCATTACCCAAATATCGTCTGGGCTAATATTTTTCCAGACGATGTCTTCGGCAGTTATCATTTATTCTTAGCATTTACCTTTTGTAAACCAGTAAATTCGTTTTGTATTTTTGTTGTTGCTTTTGCTAATTTTGTTTTATATGCTGTAACTTCGGCTTCGGTCATTGAAGTTTTAAAAGTTTTTGCACCTTCTGTTGCAGGAGACATTTGATCGTATTCCATTGCATGGTACACACTACCAATATAATCTGCTGCTTTGGTAATCTTAGCTTGTTGCCAACCTTCAATGCCTTCTGCCTCTGAAACTGTTTTAAGCATGTCGTGTAGCTTAATAGCATACTTTGCAATTTTATATAATTCAGCACGAGCCATTTGTACTTCATGATCTTGCTCAGCAAGATGCGCCATATCGCCCAAACCTTCTTTAACTTTTTTCTTATCTGCTGTTGCTGCTGCATTTCTACGAGCAATTTGCACATCTTTAAAATCGTTCTTGCCGTCTTTGTTTAAATCTGGTTTAGCTTTTTTAATTGTCATCTTATTCTCCGGAATACTTGTTAAGTATATTTATCGTTTAATTGTCTTGCCACCAAACAAAGAGACATTTGAGTCTAATGCTGATACCGACTTTGCTTTCTTTTTACTACGAGCAACTGTTGGATTAGAAACAGTTGCAATACTACTAGTACCCATTCCTGTTGCAGATTCTGTTGCTGGGGTTGCTTGAGGTTGCTGTACTTGCATTTGATTTGCATATTTTTGCATAATTTCTTGAAATTGTTCTGGCGAAACGTCGTCGGGATTTTTTGAAAATAATTCATCGTATAGTCTTTTACCATGTACTATAATAACTAATAAAATAGCAATTGGAATTCCGTATTTTACTAACGGTCCTAATATAGCTCTAGCGTTGCTAAACAAGTCTAAAATCTCAGGAGCAACTGTAATTCCAAGAGCAAATCTAGTAGATTTTCCCGGATTTCCTTTCATCCATCGCCCAGTCCATTTCATTCCTTGCCATGCATACTTTGAACCAGAAATAATACCCCTACCTACGTAAGGAGCTAATGTACGTGCCGCGGCTGCAACTAACGAAAGCCATTCATTAAGTTGTTCTTCGTTAAGTTGTGGTTGTTTATATTCTGTTACTTCATATATTTTCATGACGACCCTACTAATTTTCCATCTAACGGATGCTTTGTTCTACCTAGTTTCTTCTTAGGCATTTTGTCACTGCCTCTTGCTTGTTTAGGAGAGTTAACATTTACACTGTCTGCAAATACTAGATCTTTTTTCTTATGTTTTTCTTTACGCAACGGAGTAGTTTTTTTATTTTGATCTTTGTGAGCACCTGCTCCAGAACGTTGTGCATATGCTGCAACAGGATTACGTTGTTTTGGTAGCTCTTGTTTTGCTGCTTCTGTAATATCAAGTATTTTCATTTTTGTTGTACCAAATTTGTTATAACCGTATCTGGGCCATACATTGCTTTTAGTAGCTTTTGTGCTTCTTGTTTATTTTTAGCACTTACTTGAACCGGAATCCATTGACTATAAATGGGCTGGCGAATTTTCACTCGAGCCGTAAACATTTTAAAATCGTACTTTTTAAATTCTCTTAACAACATATTAGTATTTATCAAAATTAAACAGTTTAGTTTTCGCTTCAGGAATTTCTAAACTGTGTCCGCCTTCTATAATAGCCCACTCTGCTGCTGTATAACGTGGAATACTATTCTCTGTCATTCCTAAGTTATACAATACGTTAGTTGACTTGCCTTTTACATTCTTACTAAGCGTAGGTGGACGTCCGTCCTTGTCTACGTTAAATCCAAACTTAGCAGCTTGCGTTTTGATCTCGTCTGTTCCAACGTCAACCGTGGTGTTAACACCTTTTACAATTCTACTATCTTCCCATAACGGTCCATTGACTATATTGTCATCTTGACTGATTAGTTTTTGTTTAAGAGAACCAACTAGTTCTGGAGTCAAATGTCTAGCACGATTAACTTGATTGCTATTAAAGAACAAGTGTACTTCTACTGGTACATCACCTTCTGCTTTTATAACTGCCAGCATACGATTACGACCTTCGTGGCCAATAACAGATGCAGGATTATCGGTACCATCTGTACTAATAATTAAAAACGGACTAGCAATTGCACCGCCTTTTTTAATATAATCAATCATTTCATCTGAAGGTTCTTGACCTAGTTTAGATGCTAGTTTAATAAATGTACTGGGCTTCATTTTAACACGCATACCAAAGTAATCTACTTCGCTGTTGTTAGGAACATGCCCACGGCCACTTTTATTGTCAATGTTTACTTCTTCTCTAATAGTTGTAATGCCGCCTTTGTGTGTGACAAAGTAAGGGAAGAATTGTACCCCTGGATACTCTTTTTGTAAATTGATAAACATTTTAATATTGCTCATAGCATCGTCATACAAGCGAACTCTACCAAATTTACCAGTATCTAAATACTTTCTAATCCATACTGCTTTACTTTCTGCAGGTGCTATACCCAAGTTACCTGCACGGTGTACATGAACCTTGCTCATGTCAACTCCGTATTTTCTAAAAGTATCTAAAAACAAATCTTTATTATCAAAGTCTGCTCTTGCAGTAAGCATAATAACTTTACTTGCACCTGCATTTTTAATTATTGCTTTAAGTTTAGCAATCATCGGACTGATTGGTATGCTTTCTTTATTAAACTTTTCGGCATTTCTAAATTCGCCAAAGTCAAAGCTCTCACCGTCTTGCAATTGATATGTATTAAATTCTTGATTGTTTAAGCTACGAATTTCTCGGCCATCTTTAACAACTTTAATTTGTGCTGTAGTACGGAATAGTGTATCGTCTATATCAAATATAGTCAATCCTAATTTTATTTCTTCAAGCAGATCAATTGCTTTCATTTTAGATCATCCCTATATTCTTCGTAAAAGTAATCCATAGGGTTATTGCTAATAAATTCAAAATATTCTCCGTCTTTGTTCTTGCCTGATATTTTCTTTGGACCAAGTTTTTTAAAATCAGTTACATAGATAGTATACTCTGTGCCACGATGAGTTATATATAATACGTGGTGTGGAAACCAACTTCTCCATAAACGACAAAAAAACTTTTTAATCTTTTTCATTTCTTACGGCCTCGAAATCCTTTTGTCCCTGTCATGCCTGGCAAGCTGAACCATAATTTAAACCACTCATCTGTTCCTGGTTTTATATTTTGTTCACGTTCTTTTTTACGATTAGCATTAGCAGCATCGCTTATGTTTTCTAAAGTATACTCTTTGTATCCTTTAAACTCATTTACTCCTGCGAGCTTTTTAATGTATTCTAATTCATCCATGTTCAAATCTTACTCTTGATCGCGGTACATAGTGTTTACGTTCTGTGTATTGTTGCCAATACGCATTACGTTCGTCTGTGCTTGCTCTACGTGCTTCGTGCTCTTTATATTTTTTTATATAATGAGCTATTTCTTCTTTGCTTTTCCAGCCTTCGTATTTGCTAAACAAAACCGTCATTCCTTATATTCCTGAAAGTTTTTTAATTCTATCTAGTTCGGATGATTCGTTTCTACTGCTAAAAAACTTATCAAACTCTGCTGGGTCAACTTTGAAAAACTCGGCTGCGGCATCCTGAGCGTCTTCTGGCTCCATACCTTGTCCTGCTACTGCTTCTTTAACTTGTACGTCTGGATTATGCATTTTGAAAAAATCATCAACTGTATCTCGTGTACTAACTTCTAGTCTCCATCCAAGTTGGCTAGCCATTTGCTTTGCGAAACGAGTGTATAGTTTTGTTCTACTTGTGCCTGCGTCACCAGACTTATCTGCGCTGAATGAAATTAGTTTAACTGTACTTAAATCTACTTTGCTTACCCAGTCACGGATAACAGCTATTACAGTAGCAAATATACTAAACTCATCACCGGCGCCGCTTTTGCCCATTCTGCCGTTTACTGCAAAATCAATATTCCAACTCTCATCGCCCTGCATCCATTCAAACATTATCAGCATTAGCCCTGCTGGTGTGTCTGCTTTAGCAACATAATGGTCTTCATCTTGTTTGTGCCATTGGTATGGATATGGAGTGTCTAATGCTTCTTGTACTTTTTTCCTACCATCTGCAAAGTTTTCTGTTGTAGGTTCTACAACGCCTCTGCTTGGGTGTTTTAATTTTCTAATAATTTTTGCAAGTATTTGAGCAACACGATCTTTACCAACACCCAACTCTTTTCCTATTGCATCAAACGTCATATCGTGTTGAAAACGCATTTGTATAACTTCTTGTTCTCTAGGATTAAGAGTCTTAATAGCAGTTTTTAAATCTATCTTTGCGGCCTTACTTACATCAGTAAACGGGTTTGATTCATTTGACATTTCGAGCCATTTTTGCCCTAATGCGTTTTGCCCACTTTGAATGGGATTATCATTTATAGAGAATATTCTGCCGCCAGCACCGCGCCCTGCTCCAGTTGTGCGACTAACAGTAGCAGCCGCAGCTTTAGCAGCCGCCTTTGCTTCGATATCACCAATTAGTTTTTTTATTGCATCCATTCGCATTCTTGGAGTAAGTTCGAGAGTCTTTTGAAGTGTTGGTTCTACACGCCCGCCATCTTTTGCCAAGTTGTATAAGGCGGCTTTGCCTTGTTTTGATAGTTGTTGTCTAACAAAGGCAACATCCTCTGGATGAATATTTAAAATTCCTGCAATAACATATTTAAGTCCTTGCCAAGCTAATCTACTTGCAGCACCGGCACTACTGATAACGGCCGCCCCTGCTGCGCCTGCTAATGTGCCTGCTTTTCCTATTATATCATCGGCAGTACCTTCTTCTACAGCGCCACCTAATGCTTTGTCAAGTAATTCAACTGCTACAGGTGCGCCATTGCCATATAATAGTTTAGCAGCTTTTAGTTTATCTTCAGGACTCATAGCGGGCCAAGTATTTCTTAATTCACCTGCGCTCTTGAATTTCATACCGCTGAAGTCAAAGTTAATAGTAGGACCGTATGCCATATATCCCGACTGGTTAGCTGTGTCTAAGTTTTTTCCAGTATATGTCTTCAAGTATCCTGGTTCGCCATTCTTTTTTGTTTGATCAGGAAGTGGTTGTTCGGTCTTATCTTTAACGCTTCTAACAAACACAATTGCAGTATCGGGCTCTAGTAGATTATTATAACTCATTGCATTAAAGGGAGATTTAACTTGAATAAATCTATCTTTAGGCACACCGGCCATTGCTGCTAGTTGTTTCTTAACTTCAAACGGAAATGGTCTTACAGCAGTATCATCGGTTGCAGCAACATAAACATTGTCTTTACCAAATGTTTGCACAGCCCAATCGTATAGACTTTTATGTCCAGGATGAAATGGATGAAATCCACCCGGCATTACTGCTACTATACGTCTTGCGGTACCCTCAAACAGTTGTCTTAAACGCATTAATAAGTTCCTTTACGAAAGTTTTCTTTTTCGTCATTAAGTATTTTACTAATACATTCCATCTTTTGACTGCTGTTCATAAGGTCTTCAGGAAGTTTTTTAATATCAAACTTTTTAATATATTCGTTTATTGCTTTTTCGACAATAGGTAGCATACTCTTTTTATTAAATTTTCCACCATGCTTAACTGTTTCTTGAACATTTACCATACATGGATATACATCATTTCTATAAAAATCTGGGTCATTCTTCATGAAGACTACAAGATCCTCAACAACGTCCCAGTCAAGTTCGTTGTTGCTGGGCTCACTCATTAACGCTTCGTTATGAATTTGCATAAGACGGTCGCCCATTTCTCTAATTTGTTCTGCTACGGATTTTACCATTATGCTTCTCTCTTATAAGTACTTAATTGTTCTACAAGGAACCCTTTATGATTACCTATACCACTACCCATGGAGTCATTTACATCTTTAGTAGCGTGTCTACTAATGTAATATTTTCCATTTATATGGTTAGTTATTTTATAGATAATATAATACATCACCAGGCCCTACAACTCCAATATCTTGCAGATGTTCTAGGCCCAGGATTATCACAATTGTGTCTTGCACGGAAACTTCTTCTACGTGCTGGGTTTGATTTCTTAATACGCATATTAGGATCACCAAAGTTAACTTTGACTACATTGCCATTTGGTTTTTTAACATATACTTTAAACTTCTTTACATCGCCTTGCATAGGCTTGCCTAGCGAAACTTTACGGCCTTGATATTCTGCTTCGTCTAATGCATCGTCTTCATTGAACCACATAACATCGTATTCTTCAAAGAAGTCATCGCCTTCGTATGTCTCCTCGTCTAATTCTTCGCCTTCGGTACTGATTTCGATATCAAAGTCACTGTAGCCCATTTCAAACATATAGTTGGCTAAACGACTAGCATATTCGTCTGATTCATCTTCACTGAGTTGTTTAGGTAGCGGAATTTGTATAACTGTAGCACCTTGGTCAGTTTCGAACATAACTTGTTCTGAAAATATAGAACGATCTAGTCCTTCGACTAGGGTTTCGTTCTTTTCCATTATTATATTTACAAAGTGTTCCATTTTATATCCTAATGATTTAATAATATACTAGTAACCGAGCCGTCTGTCCAATTACTTACAACAGCTCTAACCCATATATAATTTCCAGTAAAGTTTTTAATAAATGAACCATCACTGTTGGCACTATCAGCCGCTGTACTTGTGTGTACTGCACTAGTAACGGTAAACCAATCTGCCTCAACTGGTGTTGTAGACAGTGTTGCTTGCATGTTGATAGTTCCTATGAACCCTACTACATTATATTGGACAGTATGAAACCCATCACTACGACTGTAGTATCCATCACCTTTAAAGGCAGTTCCAGTGACAACAGTTTCGGTGCTGTCTCCTGGGTGTGTTTGAATTGATAAAATTATTTCGCTATTGTATGACATGTAACTATTTATCTATATTTGCTTTACATACAAGTTTATCTATTCTGCTAATATTATCACCTATCATCAGTTGTAATAGAAAAATAACATTTTCGTCACGTACATATATATATTGTCCTTGTATATACGAGTATTCATTACTCAAATTCTTCATTAATATTGGACCTACTTGTACTTTATTACGATTGTTTAGTAACCAAACTCGAAATTCGGGTTTTGGTGCTTTTCTTCCAAATGTAATCTTGTAAGGAAAGCGAGGTAGCTTATCAACTATAATAGTGTTTGCATTATTTTTTAAAAATTCAACAACACTATCGTCTGGTTCCCAAAATTCTACACTATTAGTTTTTAATTTTTTAGATAACTTAATAAGGATGTCTTTGTGATTTGTATATATTATTAAAGTATTGTATTCACATCGTATTAAGTGACCTAACGAATTGCGTAAAGCGGTGTATATGCTATTAGCATCAAGCAGTTCGTCGGTTGATATAACTATACTTGCTCTAAATTTTTTAATAGTTGCCTGTTCGCCATTTCGTGAATCGTTATAATAGCTATCAATTCGTTCTTTGGCATAGGCAAGTGTCCCATTTTTATTCTTTTGAAGATCAGTGCGGAAAATACCTGCTAAAGGAGTTATTATCTTTAGTTTATACAGGTATTTTCCGTAATGTAGTTTTTTTGACTCACAAAGTCTGAGTTTGCTCATGCGGTTCGGTTTCCAGTACTAGTTTGTTTTCGTTATTAATATTTACACAAACTTCACCTCCACTTTTAAGAGATCCGAACAACATCAGTCTTGACAAAGGCTGTTTAATTTCTTTATCAATAAGTCTTTGTAGAGGTCTTGCTCCCATTTTAGGATCAAACCCCTTGTCTACCAAATAGTCAAGAGCTTCGTTTGAAACTTTAACTTTAATATTTTTACTGACAACTTGATCTTTAAGTTCCTTAAGGAACTTACCAACAATTTTCATCATTGTATTTTTATCAAGTTTACCAAATGTAATAATACCATCTAGTCTGTTTCTAAATTCAGGAGAGAAGTATTTTTTCAATTCCCCGTCTTCATAGTCTTTTTCAAAGGTCTCACCGAATCCAATACTATTCTTCTCGGCCTCTCTAGCACCTAAGTTAGTAGTAAGGATTAGTACACAGTTACGTGCATCACCTTCTTTACCATTACTTCCTGTAATCTTACCATTGTCCATAAGTTGTAGTAGAACAGCACTTACATCAGGGTGTGCTTTTTCAATCTCGTCAAGTAATAGAACACAGTTAGGATTTTGCTGTAATTTAATAATAAGTTGACCTGCATCATCATCAAACCCAACATATCCAGGAGGTGCACCAATAAATTTAGAAACACTGTGTTTCTCTTGGTACTCTGACATGTCAAAGCGTACAAGACTTACACCAAGATGTGTTGCAAGTTGTTTTGCAGTTTCGGTTTTACCTGTTCCTGTTGGGCCCATAAACACAAAACTACCAATCGGTTTATTTTCAGCTTTGAGTCCTGCTTGTGCTACAAGAATTTTATCAACAATTGATTCAATTGCAGTATCCTGTCCGTATACACTGCCTTTGAGATTTTTTTCTAGATTAATAAGATTTTCAGTTTCTCTTTCGGCAACTTGTTCTTCGGGAATATTAACAATCTTACTAAGTTCAAATTGAATACTAGCTTCATTGATAATTTTGTTTTCTTCAATATCGCGAACTTTAAATCTTGAACACGCAAGATCAATAAGATCAATTGCTTTATCAGGAAGTTTTTTGTCAGTTTGATATTTAACACTCAGTTTAACAGCAGTATCAATTGCTTCATCTGTAATTTCTACACCATGAAATTCTTCATAATACTTTCTAATGCCTTGCAAGATTTCAACTGACATTACCGGAGTAGGTTCGTCAATTGTTACACGTTGGAATCGACGCATAAGCGCACGATCCTTTTCAAAAAACTTGCGATATTCTTCCCAAGTAGTTGATGCAACAACTTTGATGTTGCCTTTTGCTAGAGCTGGTTTTAGCATGTTAGCAAGGTCGTTGCTATTACCAGAGCCACCTGCGCCAGCGCCACTGATCATGTGTGCTTCGTCGATAAACATAATAGTCTTGCCTTTTTTCTGTAGTGCTTGCAGTACAAGTTTAAAACGTTCTTCAAAATCACCACGATATTTACTACCAGCAAGCATACTACCGATATCTAAACTATATACATTATATTCTTGTAAAAACTTAGGTACTTGTTTATTAACAATACGATAAGCAAGCCCTTCTGCAATAGCAGTTTTACCAACACCTGGATCGCCTACCATAAGCACATTGCTTTTTGATCTGCGACCAAGTGCTAATGCAAGTTGTTCAATCTCTTCATCTCGCCCAATAACAGGATCAATTTTGCCTTTTTTAACATCATGATTTAAATCAGCTGTAAACGTTCTCAATGCTTTGTTAGCAACACCTTGATTTTCAGTTTCTTCTTCATCAACAACATCGTCAAGCTCTGCACTCATATATGAAACAAAGGTATCTTTATTGATATTAGATTGTGTTGTGATAAAGAATGCATAAGACCTTTTTTCACTTAAAATACTAATAAACACATCACTTACTTCGATAGCGTTTCTTCCTTGAAATAGTACCTGTGTAAATGCTCTACTTAGTACACGTTCTACAGTTGCAGTTTTTTTTGGTTTAAACTTTACTAAATCTGTTTTAACTTGTTCTAGTTTAGTTTTTAAATAGTTTTCTAAATTCTTTTTCATAAGCTCTGGATCTGCTCCATAGCCTACAATGATATTTTCAAAAGATTCTTCACACAACATTGCATATAAGAGATGCTCTAATGTAACGTATTCGTGTTGTAGTTTTTTTGCATCACTAACTGCTTTGTCAAATACTACTTGTAATGCTGTACTAGGTTCTACCATTTTTTGTCCTTTTAACTCTTTTCTTTTCTGCTAACTGTAGCTTTAACTTACTTACTCTGTCGATAAATTGTATGCCGTGTAGATGGTCGTATTCGTGTAAAAATATTCTAGCATCAATATCATCGAACTTTGTATCTACATGTATAACATGTTTATAGTCACTTGTCAATGTATCAAATTCAACAATACAACTAATTGGACGTTTTACATTAAGAATTAATCCAGGATGACTTAAACAGCCTTCGGGACCTAGCTCTTTTTCTTCGCTTATGCCTTTAATTACTGGATTAATTACAACTGTAACTTCGCCTACTGCATTAAATTTTTTATTTAACACCGGTTTCATTACAAATATTTGAAAAGGCACACCAACTTGATTTGCACTTATTCCTAATCCGCCATGCTTGTACATTAAGTCACGCATATCTTCGGCAAATGGCGCAGGATGCATACGTTCAAAGTCAAACATTGTTACTGGATGTTCTAACATATGGTTAGGTGCTAGTATTAATTCCATCATTTATAATATTCCTTTAATCTTGGGTAATAGGTTAACATATTTAAATTTGACTTTCTATCAAGCATTTTTAAATATGATATGGATTTTTCAGACATACAATTTCCTATCTTAGTAGAGTTCATCATATAGTTCATGCAATCGTTTGTATAATCTATAAATTTTTCTTTATGCAAATTAGATTCAACAAATGCGTATATGTTATCTATACACCATTGCATTTCCTCCTGGCATTCACGTTTAATGTCATCTGGTAAATATATTGCAGACGTAGGGTGTTTGCGTACTAAACTAGTATGAAAATCTAAATTATGTACATTCCACCAATGTGTAATTTCTTTCCATTCCATTGCGGCAAACATATTAAATGTTATTGATCCTTGTAATGTTATTTTGTTACCAAATTCTTTTTGTATTTTTTTAATATTTGTTTCTATTAAAAAAATATCTCCGCCTCTTCTAAAATATTCGTATGAACTTGGAGAACTGTCAATACTTATTCTAATTATAACATTATTAAACTGCTTCCAATGTTCAAAATATTTTTCAATATTATTAATATTAAGATTAGTATTGTAATGTAAACTAATGTCTTTAGAAGTTTTTGATACATTAACAAAATAGTCTAGCCAGCTTAAATGGTCAGGGTCCATTAACGGTTCGCCGCCGGCAAATTGTAGTATTTTGGTATTTGATAAAACTTTTTTAATGTTGGTTGTGTAAGGAGAAATAGAATTTAGAGTATGTTTAAATACTTCATGTATGTTTTCGTTAGTAATTGTACTATCTAATCCGCCTACTGTTTCTTTAAAAGTATCAAATATTTCTTTATCTTTTAATTGAGCAATCCATTGAGTTGACGAATGTGGCCCACAATGTAAGCATTTTAAATTACATAACGAAGAGGTTCTTATTTCTCCTCGAATTAGATCGTTAATATTACCTTGTTTAGGATTGTTTTTTATACTTGATATAACTTCTTCTATTGTATCATCTGAATATTTAGACATCTGTTCAAGAAACATTTGTCTTGGCGATGCACTATTATGTTCTTCAGCGTCCCAACATGCATTGCAGTTACTGGATTTTTGCCCATTAAATAACCCTTGTCTTAGATTTCTATAATTTTCATTATTAAATTCAACATCAAGCGGTAATTCTTTCCAGTTACTTAACGGGTCTTTGCCTCTATAACAACTATAAACTTCACCAGACTGATCTAGGTCGACATTTACATATGGAGCAAAACAGAATGTGTCGGTATTAATACCGTGTTTTTTAAGGCGTTCTATTATTGATTGCATCTTTTATTTTCTGTACTTGCTCTATAATATTAAGATCTTCAATTTTAGGAGTTATACCTTTTATTGTTAAATAAAGATGTCCGGTTAATCCTGTTTTTGGATCTGGTAACCCGTTATTAGATATACTCAGTATTGTTCCTGATTGAGTCGCTTTAGGTATATTAACACTAACTGTGTTACCTGTCAATGTTTTTATATTAACTTTTGTACCTAAGATTAAATCAAGTATACTAACTTCTTGAGTTAAACGTAAATGTCTACCATCTCTTTCAAAAATAGAGTGTCTTGCTATTTTTACTAAAACAATTAAGTCACCTCGATGTAATCCTTGCCTTGCATTGTCGCCTAGCCCCTTAAAACGTATTGTTTCACCGTGCTGTACTCCGGCATTTATACGTATGGTAGCTGTAGTTTGTTGACCATTGAGCAAATTATAGTCTATGATTATATCTTTATTAGTTAATACATCTTCTAATTTTATTGTAATAGCAACTTTTAAATCCTTATTACGAATGTGTTGCTCATGACGTTGTCTAAATATATTTTCAAACATATCATTAAGATTATTAGGCATATTTCCGGTATTATAATGAAACTGTTGTGGCTGAGGATTGTCATACTGCTGTCTTGTAGCAGGATCTTTTAACGTATTATACGCTTCGTTGATTTGTTTAAATTTTGTATCGTCGCCGCCTGTGCGATCAGGATGATAAGTCATCGCAAGTTTACGATATGCTAATTTAAGCTGTTGTTCTGAAGCGTTTTTAGAAACACCAAGTATATTGTAATAGTCCATGTAATTACTTATCGCATGGACTATTATGTTCTTTTATTAATGATTACTTGCTTGTGTAAGCCTGTGAACCGTAAAATGCTGCTACGATAGCTGCAACAGATACAAAGTATGTAGGAGCCATATCGCCTAGTACACTTGCACCGCTTTCTAATCCTAGCCATGATGCAACTACTACAGAAATAGGGTATAATAGCATACCAAATAGTGCAAACCAAGCCATGCCACGTTGTGCATCTTCACGCTTGTCTTGATTCTCCATTTGTACTCTTTCAAACTCAATACGGTTTATTTCTTCTGCCATTTTTAGTTCATCGTCTGTTATAATACCATCGCCGTCAGCATCAAACTTTTCATATTTAGAACCATTTTCTAGTGTTTTAGGTGCTCTTGCCATTCTTTTTTCCCTCTAATTTGGCTAGACGTGCTTCGAGCTCGTCTATTTTTTTAGTAACATGAGGGTATTTTGTACGCCAAGCATCAGTTGGTTGTTCAAACCAAGTTAGACCCCAACGATTAACTAAGTAATCTAAAAATTTATCTAACTTTGCATAGCACCAAAGTCCTGCACGAGTGTCTTTGAAGTATGCCAGGAATGCTGCACCAGCGAGTGATCCTAGTATTGCCGTATATATCCAGAGTGTATCTCCAAATATTCTATTAATCATTTCTAACATAATATGCCCTCACTACTATTTAGTTATTTAGTTTGATACAACAGCATCGGTCATTGCTTCTTCTGCTGATTTATAGTATGCTTCGTATGCTGCCATAATTGATTGCTGTTGCTGTATATACGCACGAAGATCGCTCAGGTTAAGACCTAAGTTTTCATACCCTTTATCGGTCAACCCAAACAATACAACCGGACGCCCGTCTTTACCTAACTCGGCAAATACTTTCTCGTAGTTATCAGGAGTAACTAATACCCATTTAACTTCACGCATGTTAAGTTCACTTGCGTTGGGTAATACTAGCTCTGGTTTATCTATTGGTTTTGTTGTTATCTCAATTGGCTGGGGCATTCTCGATGAACACCCTGCCAGGAACAACGAGAGTGTCATAATACCAAGGACACTCGCTATTGAACGCATCTGCATTTGTTGCATTCCTTTCTGAATCTGTTAATGGTGCTCCACTTAATAGTTCAAAACACCTTCCTACTTTCTCAGTAGCATTATTAATTACTCGTTCTACAAGTCCAGGTTTGCCTGCCCCTAGCACACCTAAGTCGTGTCTAGCAAGTTTATCTGCTAATACTTGATTTTGTCTTCGAATGACAGCAAATTCTTCATTAACTTTTGTAAGTTGTGCGTTTGCTGCTGCAAAATTTGCTGCCATTGTTTTTATAGTATCTTCGTTAAGCTGAACAGCAGTTTCTAACTTAGCATTATTAGCTGTAAGAATAGACAAGCGTGCCTGTGTATCGTTATAATACCAATAACCGCCTGCGCCCATTACACCTATAACAATAAGTAGAATACCTGCTAGTCTCATTAGTGATCCTCTAATTTTTTAACTAATGATTTTATTTTATCACTAGCATAAGTTTCAAAATACTTTGGTATAAACATATGTATAAGAAGAGCAAGTTCGGCTTTCTTAAGTTCAATTAAAAAACTACAAGCAAACTTGAAGTGTTGCCATCTTGTCATATTAACATCAGTTAAGTGCTGATTACTCTCCTTACTAAACATAATTAATCCAACAATTTAGCTAATGTCATTGGCCCAGCAATACCGTCTGCTGTTAAGCCGTTTTTAGTTTGCCATGCTTTTAATGCACGTTCTGTACCCGGACCAAATGATCCATCTGCTCCGACGCCTAATGCTTCTTGCATCATTTTAACGCCGTCGCCTTTAGAACCCTTGCGTAATGTACCAATGTCGCTTAGATCCATGTCATTATCATCATTATCAGTTGCTTCTGAAATACTTACTGGATTACCAAAGACTTCCATTGCTTTCTTATAACGTGATTGACGATCAGCAAGACCAATGTTGCCACCGTTGATGATTTTAGTCATTTTTGTAACATCATCTGTGTCAGCAATGTTGTTGAGTTTCTTAGTGTCCCAGAACCAGCAAGCTGATTCAACAGCACCTTTAGGAGTTGCTACATAGTCTGCGGCTTGTTCTGCTGTCATGTTTACAAACTTACCAAAGCCAGTGTAGTTTTCACGACCAGTAAGTTGCTTTAGACCACGTCCTCGGAATCTCCAACCATCACCTGGTTTAGTGTTGCCCATTTTGTACTTACGGAACTCATCGTTGTAAACACGATTAGCAATCTTTTCTGGATTACGAGCATACTCGGCAGCACTTGCTTTCGGCGCCGCACCAAAGTAACGACCAAATACAGCAAGTAGTGATTTTTCACTGTAGTTTAGATTTTCTTCAAGTGAGTTAAAGTTGTTTGATTCGTGCGATGTTTGACTAATAAAGTGTGCCATACGTCTTTCTGTATTAATACCATATTTAGGTAATACGTCTACTAGTGCCGCATGCCATGCGTCAACATTTTTGTTACCTGGAATTAATTTTGCTAGATGTTCTTTTTTTAGTTCGAAGCTCATTATTTTCTATCCTTTTCTGATGTAGTGCAGCTGCCGCAACGGCAATGATCGCATACTTTCATACTGCTTGGGGGTTCGTCATAGTTTTGTAGTTCGTTATAATACGGAAGACGGCAATGTGAACGGTTTCCGCAATTTTGACAATATTCTATCTTATAATCTTTCGACAACAAGAGTGTATCCTTCGTTTTCAAATGTTAGTGTCTTAGTTCCGTACTTCATAACATTATAATCGCCAATATATTTAGTTAGAAACAATATTTCAGAGTAGTCATTCATATTAACTTTATCTTTAATACTTTCAGATATTTCTTCTGTATTACCAAAGTCTTTTACTTTAAATGCTATTGTATCGGCATATACTTTTTTAATGGATAATTCTTGATCTTCATTTAAATCTATTTCTTCTAAATAACTTTTATTAAAAAAGTTTTTAAAATTATTCATATTTGACTCTGTAACAGTGTTACTATACGAGTCAGGATCTAATGGAAGCTCTTTTTCTAGATTTTCAAATGTTACTTTGTGACTTTTAAAACCTTTGTAATATCTAAATTTAAAATTGTTTTCGTCTGTAAGTTTAGATATGCCATCTAACAATTCTATAATTTGTTCTGGAACGTGACGATCTCTTTCAATCTCCACAAATACTCTATAAGATCCGTCATCTTGCTCGCCGGGCGATACGTCTGCATCTAAAACAAAACTATAACCCTTTTCAATAAAGTTTACTAAGTCAACAGCAGGTTGTTTTTGATAAACAGTGAAACTTAATACTGTAATATCAGCATCACTGCCCATTTTACTTTTGTAACTGTCTATTTCAAATATTCTATAGACTAGATTATTCAAGTCTCCGCTCTTAAGTCCCATTATGCTTCTACTCCTGCAGGTGCTACTTGATCTTGTGCTTCTGGCGCAATATCTTGTCCTGTGCTTTGTTCATCTTCTTGTACATCTAGGTCTTCCAAGTCAGCACCATAAAAGTCTGCTAGTAGTTTTTTAGGCATACGGATTTCTACTATCCATATTGGGTGACGATCTAGTACACCTTTTTTAGTACCAGGACGTATGTCACCTGGCTCTAATATCTGTCTAGGTTTAATAAGATAATTCTTTTTATAAAGCACCTTGCAGTCATAATCTAACAGACGCTTACCGCCCATTGGATCTGGCATTTTTTCTCTTGGCCACATAAAACTACATGTAATCCAATGACGGTCTATTTCTGGTCCAGCAGCAAGTTCGCCGTCTTCCCAATTCTTGTAAACATACAAGTCTAATTCATCTAATACTCTTTCAAAGTCTTTTAATACTCCAAAAGAACTGTTACTTCCATATATGTTTTCTATGTTTTTAATTACGTCTAACGAGTCAAGGATGTTGGCCATTTTAATTCCTAAAGTTTATTATACTTATTTATCTATAGATGTATTCAATATGCGTAGTTTTATTAGAGCCGCTGTTGCTAAATACATTGCAGGGAAGGAAGTTTCCTGCAAAGGAAACATTACCCTGCCATCCAAGTAAAGGGAGAACTTAATGGGTCGAGCTAAAGCTGCCAAAAGGCAACAAGCAAATGTAAGTGCAAACAACAACACTAATAATGTTGTAAAATTTAACAATTTCCTTCCAAAAAAGACAAGAAATGTTGACATCCTTCCAAGAAATAAAAGCCAAGAATCCTACATCTTAGAACTGCTGAATCCGGAGAGAGACATAGTCTTCGGCATTGGACCAGCAGGAACCGGCAAAACCATGTTGGCTTGCCAGGTGGCTGTAAAGGCTTTTCTTGATAAAGAAGTTGACAAGATTATAGTTACAAGACCAGCAGTGAGTGCTGATGAAGATCTAGGTTTCTTACCAGGTACATTAGAAGAAAAAATGGCACCATGGACAAGACCAATATTTGACGTATTTCGTGAGTACTTCTATGCTACCGAAATTGAAGGCATGATTAAAGAAGGTATAATTGAAATATCTCCACTAGCATATATGCGTGGTAGAACTTTCAAAGATGCTTATATCGTTGCTGACGAAATGCAAAACGCAACGCCAAATCAAATGAAGATGCTGTTAACACGCATTGGAATGGGATCTAAAATGGTTGTAACAGGCGATTTAAATCAGGCTGATAGATTAAAAGATAATGGATTGTTAGATTTTGTTAATCATTTAGAAGATTCAAAAAGTAGTAGAATAAGTATTGTTAAATTCCATTACAAGGATATCGAAAGACATGAAGTTGTTAAACATGTTCTTCAAGTTTACGGCGACGAATAACTAACGGCTAGAAATAGGGGGCTTTTAATTAGTCTCCTATTTTTATAACCTCAACATTAGACTTTGATAAAAAGTCAAGGCCCTGTGTACTACGATAATCATTTTTGTAGTACACAGTGGCTATCCCGCTTTGATAGATTAGTTTAGCACAGTCTATACAAGGAGCGTGGGTAACAAAGATAGATGCCCCATCGCCACTTTCACTACTACGAGCAAGTTTAGTAATTGCATTTGCTTCTGCGTGTAGTACCTCTAGCTTAGTTTTAAGATCATAATAGCCAGCATCGTCTACAAGAGACCCGTCAATCCAATAAACTTTTTCCTCACACACATTATCCCAACCAGCAGGCATACCGTTGTAGCCAATGCTAATAATTCTATCATCCTTAACAACAATAGTACCTACTTGTAATCGTACTGCACTGCTCAACTGTGCAAAACGTTCTGCAACGTCCATATAAGCATCTATAAACTTTTGTTTCATTTTAATAATTCCAATAAGTATTCATTTTTAGTAAAAACATAATCCCAAGTAAGCCCGTGTATAGGAACGTCACTATCGTAAAATGTGTATCTAATATAATAGTGTGTTAGCCACACACGTTTCTT